TTTGTGGTGTCCCATTTGAGAAGGCCAGACGGCAAAGGCCACGAGGAAGGCGCAGCAACCAGCTTGAATCAATTGCGCGGATCTGGTAGTATTGGACAATTAGCAGATATGGTGTTAGGATTGGAAAGAGCAGCACAGCATGAAGATCCTATTGAGCGCAACACCACTAGGGTCAGGGTCATAAAGAACCGTTACAGCGGCGAAACTGGTAAGGCTTGTGCCGTGCTGTATGATCGCTACACTGGAAGAATGAACGAGATAAATGAGGCCTCATTATGAAAGACTTAATTCAAATAGCTTTTCTAGGTTTTCATTCTGACAATCCTTGGGTGTACGACAAGTTACGGGATATGGCGTTACGACTAAAGAGATCAGGACGCGACTCTTATGGAATTGCTGCTTTATTTGAAGTCTTGCGGTATGAGTATGCGATACAGACTAAAAGCGATGACGGGTTAAAGTTAAACAATAACTACCGTGCGTTGTATTCACGGATGCTTGCACAACAAGAACCTGAGTTAAAAGACTTTTTTCGTATGCGCCTACGCCGCCCAAGAGGCATGCAAGGACAGATTGTATTTGCTGGCGACTTAGGATCTCCTGAGGTAGATGCATTTGATAACTTAAAGGAAAACACATGACATCATCAGTTATCATCGGCTTAATCGCATTAGTATCTTCTTTTCTGAAAGGTCTAAAATAATGTATTCTGATTGGTCTACACATAAATTGCTTGTCAACATCGAAGAGCGTGATAAAGAGATTGCTTCGTTGGAAGAGGCAGTCATTATCTTGAACACTCAGCGCAACGATGAGGAAGAGCGCACCAAAGTAGCAGTAAAGTTTCTGTGGTCATTGCTGCATCCAGAAGAGTTTGGATGGGCAGTGTCTCAGGAAGTCCGTAAAGAAGTAAAACAAACCTTAATTAACTTAGGAGAATTTTATGAAAGAGATGAAATTAAAAGTTGAGAACTATTTGGGCTTTGATGATGATGGTTACCTGGAGGCAACGATGTTCGTTGGCAACGATGACAATCCTATTATTAACGAAAAGTTTAATATGAAAGATATTGTTAAAGAGTTCATTACTGTGCGCTCTAGTGACACTGGCTTTGATAAACTTTGCCTAAAGCAACGGGATCTGCTGGTAAAAACACTAGAGCAGTCTATTGAAATGCTTAAGAAGGCCGCATGAGTGCTTGGCTCATAGCGATCATAGGAGTTGTCTATGCGATTGTGGCTGCTGACTTACTTTGGCGTGGTAACATTGGTCTTGGGATTGCTTTTATTGGCTATTCACTTGGGAATGTTGGACTCTATCTTGCTGCTAAGGCGGTGACATGAAAACCTATTGGATTGAACAATTAGCACACCTGCACGCACAAAGTGCAGCCATCTTCGTTCTATTTATGTTATGTGTTATTATCTTTGCACTTTGGAGGTCTTATGGTGAAGGTTAGTGGTGTCCCTTACGATGTTAAGATGGAACTTACTGATGAGCGCATTCTTGAGTTAGCTAGGGAGTGTGGAGCATCGAAGGTCTTTGTTGCTGGCTTCTCGATAGCTGGTAATGCTAAGATCATTGATTTTGCAAGACGCATTGTCGAGGAGGTTTCCAAAGGATGAACCCATTAAGCGTTACTTCGGCACTCAATAAGAACGGCGTATTAACATTGTATGTACTAATGGATGACGGCACAATTCTGAAAAAGGCAGAAGATGAACAACGATGGTCAGAGGTCAGTAGTGTTCTTGGACATAGAAACGAACAGCCAAGCAAGCCAGATCTGGTTGTGCGTAACAAAGGATCAAAGAAGCGGAAGGATTGAATGTCATCACAAGGCCGACACTTTATTAAAAACATTAGAGGACAATCCGTTAGTAGTAGCGCACAACGGAATCTTCTTCGACTTCCCGATATTGAACAGGCTATGGAATACGAAGATCAAAGCATCGATGTGCGTAGATACCCTAGTCATGTCAAGGCTGATGAGTCCAAACCGAGAAAACGGACACAGCCTCGCAGCGTGGGCAACAAGGCTGGGAACAAACAAAATTGAGTTCACTGACTTTGATGGTGGCCTCACGCCTGAGATGCAAGAGTACTGTGTCAGGGATGTCGAAGTATTGGAAAAGGTCTATAACACTTTATTAGAGGAACAACAGCGATATGGATTCTCGCAACAGAGCATCGATCTGGAGCACAAGGTGGCTATCATTATTGCTAGACAAGAGCGCAATGGCTTTAGATTCGATCTGCCTAAAGCTATGGTGCTTCTGGCAGGACTTAAAGATAAAATGGCTTCAATTGAGGCATCCCTACAGTTCATCTTTCCGCCTATCGTCACCGAGCGAATTAGTGAAAAAACAGGAAAGAGACTCAAAGATGATGTTGAAGTCTTTAACCCAGGCTCAAGGCAGCAAATCGCCAAGCGGCTCCAAGAAAAAGGATGGCAACCAAAAAAGTTCACAGAAAAAGGCCAAGTGATTGTCGATGAATCTACACTGGCAGGAGTTGATATACCAGAAGCGAGAGCCATTGCCGAATACCTACTCATTCAGAAAAGGGTGGCTATGGTTGAGTCTTGGATTGAAAGTGTATCTGAGGCCCAACGGATTCACGGTAAGGTCATCACCAACGGAGCAGTCACAGGGAGAATGACGCACCACAGCCCTAATATGGCTCAGGTCCCATCAGTAGGCTCAGAGTATGGTGGAGAGTGTCGTGAGTTGTTTACCGTGCCAGCAGGCTACAAACTTGTTGGCATCGATGCTTCATCGCTGGAGTTGCGGATGTTGGCACACTATATGAAGGATAAAGATTATGCTAAGGAAGTCGTTGAAGGTGACATCCACACCAAAAACCAGAATGCAGCAGGCCTTCAAACAAGAGCGCAAGCGAAAACATTTATCTACGCTTTACTCTATGGTGCAGGGCCTGCCAAGATCGGGAAAATTGTTGGTGGTTCGGCAAAGGATGGTCAGAAACTCATCGATACTTTTCTTCGGAACACTCCAGCTTTGCAAGCACTTCGCAACAAGATTGAAAAGTTATCAGTACAAGGGTCGTTACCAGGTCTTGACGGTAGGAAAGTATACATTCGTTCCGCACACGCAGCACTTAACACGCTACTCCAGGGTGCTGGTGCGATAGTGATGAAGCAGGCCTTGGTGTTGTTGGATGAAGGCATTAGGAAAAAAGGATTGGATGCCAAGTTCTGTGCCAATGTCCACGATGAATGGCAGCTAGAAGTAGCAGAAAAAGACGCACAAACTGTAGGGGAATTAGGGGTTGACAGTATTAGAAAAGCTGGTGTAGTATTGGGGATGCGATGTCCACTAGATGGCGAATACAAGATTGGCAACAATTGGAAGGAAACACATTGATAGAAGACTTTGAAGACCCAGAATCAGCAATCTTTATCGCCGTAATCGATGGCGCAGTCCACATTGCCTACAGCAAAGATTTAGCCGAAGATTTCGATAATATGCTTGACATTTTAGAAACTGCTGCTAAAATGGTTTTGAACGAGCAAAGCAATAATCAGCAGTCTGTATCAAATGTTCACTAACCGAAAGGAAAATTATGAACGATCTAGCAAAACCAGTAAAAGTAAAAGCCACAGTGATGTGGTGTTTCCACAATAAACCCAATGAGATGTCAGGCAAGTTCCAAATGGATCTGTGCAACCTGTCTGACAATGCTGTGAAGGCATTGGAGTCTCTTGGATTGGATGTGCGTAAGCGTGAAGATAAGCCAGAGAAAGGCTTCTTCATCACTTGCAAGAGCACTGTTCCAATGAAAGTATTCGATGCTAATGGCAATGACTTGAACAATGTTGCCATTGGTAACGGATCTACGGCTACGGCTGTAGTTGGCGCTTATGCTTGGTCTTGGAAGAATAAGTCTGGCACTTCCGCGACTTTGACTAAGCTGGTTGTTGATAACCTTGTGGCCTATGATGCTGCTGAAGCAGAAGAAGCCGCTGATGAAGTCCTCTAACTTGTTAGGTAAAGGAGAAAAGATGTATATTGTTCGATTCAATGGTAAGAAACTAAATCTTAAGTCGCTGACTGGTTTTAAGAACTATGAAGCTGCACGCAATGCACTGCGGAAATATCTGCGCTCCAAAGGCCAGACACGCATTCATGGCGCTCTTGGTTACACCATCAGCCGCATCTAACTGATGATTGCACTTGTGGATGGCGACATTGTCGCCTATACCCTCGCGGCTGGTTGTGAGGACTATGACGAAAGTGTTGCTCTCCGCAAGTGCTCCGAATACCTTGAAGAACTTGTCTATGTTCATGCTGGCTGTGACGATGCTAATGGGTGGCTTACAGGCCATCAGAACTTTCGTGTCCAGCTAGCCAAGACAAAGCCGTACAAAGGAACCAGAACACAAGAAAAACCTAAGCACTTGGGTTTATTGCGCCAATATCTTAACTCTGCTTGGAAGTTTGAGATTGAGCAGTATCAGGAGGCTGATGACGCAATAGGCATCGCTGCTTATTCGATGGACCCAGAAGACTATGTTATCTGTACCACAGACAAGGATCTGAACATGATCCGTGGCTGGCACTACAATATGAAGCGCAATGAGAAGTTTTGGGTTGACGAAGACGACACATTGTATAGCTTCTACACACAAGTGCTGACTGGTGATCGTGTCGATAACATACCAGGACTGCATGGGGTTGGTCCGAAAAAGGCAGCAAAGATTCTTAAAGGCCTCAAAACTGAGGACGAAATGTTTGAAGCGGTACTGAAGGCTTATGACAACGATGAAACCTATCTAACGGAGCAGGCACAATTATTATGGATCAGAAGAAAACCAAATCAGGTCTGGAAAAAGCCCCGATAGTCTATGTTGAGTGGGTGGACGCTGTAGCTGATGCAGGCTGGCAAGAAGGCACTAAGACAGAAATCCATCGGTGCTACAGCCTTGGCTGGATTGTCTCGGAGTCAGACGATGCGATCTGCATCGCCAACACGGTCAGCATGGACTCCAGCAACGCCAGGATGCACATACCGAAGTCGTGGATTAAAACAAGAAAGGAAGTCAACATTGAAGCCATCATCAGCGAAAGCAAAAGGCCGAGTGCTGCAGCAAGCCGTAAGAGATCTGATAATAGCAAAGTTCGGTCTGGAGCCTGATGATGTTCGTTCAGTTAGCATGGGCGTGTCGGGGGAAGACCTGCTTCTTAGTCCAGCAGCAAGACGGAAGCTACCAATCAGTGTGGAATGCAAGTCCAGAGCAACAATCTCTGTATATGGACATTATCAACAAGCGAAGGACAATAGTAGAGGATACGAGCCAGTCCTCGTCATTAAGCAAAACCGAGATAAGCCCTTGGTTGTGGTAGACTGTAATTACTTTTTTGACTTACTTAGGAGAAGCAATGAAAACCTTTAAATTTACATACGAAGACATCGAATATGTTGGTGACAGTGGTAGCTGGCCTAACACAACCACAATCAAAGCAAAGCACGAGTTTGATGATACTATTACTTGGGTTCCAGTGTTGTATCAGTTTGCCAAGTTCCTAGAGAGCACTGGCTATGTTGATGTCGTACAAAAGATCCAAGTAGAAGATCGTTTTGGATTTCATGCCGATTGCGGATTTAAAACATTTGGCGAACCAGAAGAAGAGTTTGATGACACGGAGGAAACATCTGTATGAAAACACTATCTAAACAAAAAACAGCGAAGGTTGGAACACCAGAGTGGAAGAAGGCTATAAAGCAATTAGAAACATATTTTAATTCATTGCCGCCTGCTGCAAAAAAAGACTTAGAGAATCTTGGCTATAAGTTGGATAATTTCCGTAAGGACATTCAATGAAGTTATTGATGCTCGACATAGAGACATCGCCTAACACTGCACACATCTGGGGCCTTCGGGATCAGTATATTAGTCCAGAGCATTTGTTAGAGTCTTCCTATGTTCTGTGTTGGGCTGCTAAGTGGCACGGCAAGAAAGAGATTATGTTTTCTTCCGTACACAACACACAGCCAAAAACTATGCTGCGAAAGATCCACGATCTTATCTCTGAGGCAGATGCAGTTGTTCATTACAATGGAACTCGGTTTGACATCCCAGTGCTCAATAAAGAGTTCCTGCTTCAGCACTTAGCACCGCCAGCACCATACAAGCAGATTGATTTACTAAGAGTAGTTCGCAAAGAGTTTCGCTTTCCTAGCAACAAACTTGACTACATTGCACAGCGCCTCGGTCTTGGTAAAAAGACAGCACACGAAGGCTATCAGCTTTGGGTCAAGTGCATGAACAAAGACCCTGTTGCTTGGAAGGTAATGGAAAAGTACAACAAGCAAGATGTGGTTTTATTGGAGAAAGTCTATGATCGTCTGCTCCCTTGGATTAAGTCTCATCCTAATCATAACCTCTACGGAGGTGACGGTTGCCCCAACTGCGGTAGCCATAGACTGCAAAAACGTGGATTCTCCTACACAACCACAGGAACCTTCCAAAGATTCCAATGCACGAATTGTGGAAGTTGGTCCAAATCCACCAAAGCAATAAAGGAGCACGCCGATGTCGCAGCAGCAACATAAAACATTAGGCGAGTACATAGCAACAAAGCAAATAGGAGGAAACCACTATAAAACAGCAATCCAGCCTTGGGATGTGTTCCTAGATTGGGAACTTGATCCCTGGCTCTGTAATGTGATAAAGTATGTGCAGCGGCACAATAGAAAGAACGGCATTGAGGACTTAAAGAAGGCACAGCACTATCTGGAGTTTGCAATCGCTAATTACGATAAGATTAAAGAAATTTATTATAAGGGGTAAGTATGTCATTAACACTGAGGGACATAATGGAAAGGATGGCGAGACTTGATGAAATAACGCTATTGGAGGTGCTAGATATATCGTCAGAAGAAATAGTAGAGAGATTCGCTGATAAGATTGAGAACAAGTTTGATGAATTGGAGATTGACCTAGATGAATAACTACTCAGAATTTATTGCTAAAAGCCGTTACAGTCGTTTTCTGTCCGATGTTGGCAGGCGTGAACATTGGAATGAGACAGTAGCTAGGTATTGTGCTTTCATAGACAACCACTTGAAAGAGAAGCACGACTACAAGATGCCTGATGCGCTGTATGATGAAATCAAAAACGCTATCCTAAACTTGGAAGTGATGCCATCCATGCGTGCTATTATGACCGCTGGCAAGGCACTGGAGCGAGACAATACCGCTGGCTACAATTGCAGCTATCTGCCCATCGATGACCCAAAGGCATTCGATGAGGCCATGTACATCCTACTCTGTGGCACTGGAGTAGGCTTTTCTGTGGAGCACAAATATGTTGATCAATTACCTGAAGTCCCAGACCAGTTGTTTGATTCTGAAACTGTTATTTCTGTTGCAGATTCGAAAGAAGGATGGGCAAAGGCATTACGCCAACTCATCGCTTTACTATACTCTGGGGAAGTGGCAAGGTACGACCTTTCCAGAATTAGACCTGCAGGAGCCAGGCTCAAAACCTTTGGAGGACGTGCCTCTGGACCAGGACCTCTGGATGAACTTTTTAAATTCACTACTGCCAAATTTAGAGCAGCCGCAGGTAGGAAACTTACATCACTCGAATGTCATGATATTCTCTGCAAGATCGGGGAAGTTGTTGTTGTGGGTGGGGTACGAAGATCAGCAATGATCTCTTTGTCAGACTTAGAAGACGATAGGATGCGAAATGCAAAATCAGGACAATGGTGGGAACAAAACGGACAACGAGCATTGGCTAACAACTCAGCAACTTACAATACTAAACCAGATATTGGACAGTTTCTCCAAGAATGGACAAGCTTATACAACAGTCATTCTGGAGAGCGCGGAATCTTCTCACGAGCCGCAAGTAAGAGTCAAGCTGCAAAGAACGGTAGGCGCGATGCGAATTATGACTTCGGTACTAACCCCTGTAGCGAAATCATACTACGACCCTACCAGTTTTGTAACCTCACAGAAGTTGTGGTCAGAGCAGAGGACACTGTAGAGTCGCTGGCACGCAAGGTACGTATTGCCACTATCTTGGGGACATTCCAGTCTACGCTGACACACTTTCCGTATCTGCGGAAGATTTGGCAGAAGAACACAGAAGATGAGCGCCTCTTAGGTGTTAGCCTAACAGGTATCTTAGATAATCACTGGATGGGAGAGGTTTGTGAAAGCACTGCGGAAAATCTTAAACAGCTACGAAGCATCGCCATTGATGCCAATTCTGAGTTTGCAGATAGTCTGGGCATCCCTAGGTCTACTGCTATCACTTGTGTCAAGCCTAGCGGCACTGTGTCTCAACTTGTTGATTCTGCCTCTGGTATTCATGCTCGACATAGTAGCTATTACATACGCCGTGTTCGTGGAGATAAGAAAGATCCTCTCTCGACATTCCTGACTGTTGCTGGCGTGCCTGCAGAAGATTGCGTAATGCGACCAGACAGCACAGTAGTCTTCTCATTTCCGATGAAGGCTCCAGAAGGAGCACGGTTGCGTGACGATCTAACAGCATTGCAGCACCTCGATCTTTGGTTGATGTATCAGCGCCACTGGTGCGAACATAAGCCGTCAGTGACCATTAGTGTCAAAGAAGATGAGTGGATGGATGTTGGCGCATGGGTATGGCGACACTTTGATGAGGTTTCTGGTGTGTCTTTCCTGCCTTGGGATGGTGGTACTTATAGGCAAGCACCGTATGAGGAATGCTCTAAAGAGGTCTATGAAGAACTGCTGTCGAAGATGCCTGCACACATTGACTGGAATCTACTTAGCGAGAAGGACGATAATGTCGAAGGCGCTCAAACTCTAGCCTGCGTTGCAGGCCACTGCGAGATCTAATATGGAAATTGATATTTACTTAATCAGCGGTATGATGTTTGGAATTGAATTTGTGCCAGATTATGAAGGCACGAAAGCAGTGGTTGTTGACCTGTTTATAATTAGGTTTATGTTTTTCTGGTAGTCTAGGTTTGAGCCTCTTCGGAGGCTCTTTTTTTTAACCTGACAGATACAATGCCATCTCGTCTTTACGGCGCTTCAGAAGGCCTGGAAGAACCTTACCACCAGCTTTAGACCAATCTAAGAACTTCTCAGCAGCGGCCTCATATTCGCCCCTATTGTGGAGCATTCTTATTGTAGAGCGTTGGAGATTGCCGAGGCCAACATTGAAAGAGAAGGAAACGAGGCTGTCAAACCGAGGCTGAGTAAGACCAGTAGGACACAATCGTAGTACGCCTCGCTCAAACGTAGCCAAATCGTTGGCGAGGATTGCATCGACTTCATCCATTGATAAGACTCTGTCCCAACCTTGGGGAATTGGTAAATTTCTGCGTTCATCTAGTTTAACTCCAATGTGGCTAGGATCAATAACGTGGCCTACTCCAACGGTCCACAAAAGTGCAGGACAGCGGTAAGGCTTTGTCCTAACACCTTCGTGATGACGAATCATGTGAATACATTCTTGCGAGACTTTCATTTCTTAAACGACTGTGACCCGAACCAAAACGCTATCACAGATGAGAAAATTATGGCACTGTCCTCATCCCAGAGTATAGACATTGCTTGGTCAAACGGCACACCAGTCTTCCATGCGTAAAAGAAGCCAAAGATGTTCACAAACAGAAGCATACAGAACATACCGTAGGTAATTACTGGCCGAACAGAGGCACGCATATTCGTAACCCACTGTGATGCGCCTTTACCGATCTCGATGTCGTGTGCATACAATGCCTGTCTTTCCTGCACTGCTGTCTGCATAGCCACCTGCTCTGTGCGTATCTCTTCTACTCTAGCCTGAGCAGCAAAACCTAGCTGCAACATCTGCATTTCACGCTCAGTCTGCATTCTTGCTAAATCAAGTTCATGCGACTTATCTGACCGATCTTGGAAGAAATCAAGGATCTTGGGCAGACCGCCCATCAAGAAAGAGATTAAAGTAGATAGTAGTGTAATCATTACATAAGCCCCATCATTTTAAAGATTCCGTACACAACAGTTGATGCTACAATAATCCATAACATCTCACGCCTAGTTTCCATGCGTTTCCGATACATTTCGTCAGTAAGTTCCAGATGTTGTTTACGCATCTGTGTTATAAGAGATTTAACTTCGGAGACAGCGGATTTACCGTATTGTTGCTCTATTTGTCGGTACATATCCGCTTCTGCTTCACGAATCTGCCTAATGATTTTATATTCCTCATAGGCGTTCATGAACATCATGTCTCCACGGCGTTCAATCTGTTGTTGTTTGCGCTTCCAGGCAACACGAGCCTTTGCTTCCTCGTCCAAGAAAGCATTTACTTCTTTTGCTGTTTCCTTTATTTCACGGCCTACAGCAACGGCTTCTTTGATACCCCCTAGCGCAGCTCTTGCGGTGGCTGCTGGATCAGACATATTTACTCTGCTGGTTGTTGTTGCTCTAGATTTTTTAAATAGTCTTCTAGATTTATTTTATTTGAAGGCGTAGTTGGTTGTTGTGCTGATGGAGGATTAAATATAGAATTTATTTCGTTAATATAATCTACGTCAATGATGCCAGATTTATTTAATTGATCTACAAGTTTTGCAACGACAGCGCCTCCAACTTTAGGCTGTTGGCTTGCTTTTGCAAGGCCAGCAAGAGCGTCCATTGCTTGGCGGCTAGTTGATGCTTTGGCAATAAGTTTAGGAGTCAGAATTAAAGCACCAGCAGCAGACACAGCTTCAGGTATTTTATCTTCTATCCTGTTCTGTACGTCTTCAGGCAATGCTACATAACCAATAACACTACCAGCGCCTACACCAGCGCCAATAAGTCTATTTCTAAGATAAGTTGCTTTTGAGCCGCCGCTTTCAAGTCCAATGTCTGCAGCATTTAAAACTTGTTTTAGTGCAGGCGCTTCAGATCTAAAAAGTTTGAAAAACGATGCTTTTAAATCTGCATCTTCATCAAGTTTTCTAGCAAAAGCTGCTGTTTTCTCAGGAGTAGACAAATTCTTTTCTATAAAAGAATATTTTACATCGTTTAGTAAAGTAGCAGATTGTATTCCTTGTTTTTTTACATATTCATCAACAGCAGAAATTGCTTTAGATAGATCAGTAAACTTTTCAGATTCTGACAAATCTGCTAAAAATGCTCCAACTTTAGAAGGCTGAAGCTCCATTGCAGATACAATAGTTTCGTTATACAATGAATTCTTGCCTTGCTTGTATAATGACTTAACTCTGTTGTATTCTTTAATAGTTGCTTCTGATATTGGAGTTTTAAATGTGCCTGTTGTTCCAGGAACGCTTTTAGTAACAGATACAGCACTGTCCATTGCCTGTTCAATTTGACTTGAGTATTTAGTGTAGGCAGCGCCTTTGGTGGTAGTTCCTTTACCTGGCTGTTGAAGATCACTAGCGGCAGCAGAAAAGTTACTTCTTATATCATGTGCTGTTCCAAAATCAACAAAGTCATCCTGTTTAAGAATATCTTCCAAAACTGTTTTACGGTCAGCACTTGCACCAGCAAATTTAGATTTTGCTAAACGATCATATTCCTGCTGTGCCTGTGTTTTAATCCCACGAAGATCAACAAATACCCCATTGTCTTTTGTAAGGCTTTCATAAAATGGCCGATAGCGATCTTTAAATGCAACCCTTGCTGTATTTATAAGTTCTTGGAAGTTTTCTCCAGCAGCACGAGTAAATGGCTCTTCTGTCAGTAGTGCTTGCTTAAACGCATCAGAAGTTTGAAGAGTATCTTTAACTTCTTGAACTCCTTTAGACACAGCTTGCTCTACCCCAGCTTGTTGTTGTCTAAAAGCACCAACAGCAAAACCACCTTTGGCAACTTCTTCAACAGATCTAGCAATCTCATCGCCAGTAAGCTGAGATCTTGTTAAAGTTGCTCCACGATTGGATAAAAACTCTTGAGCAGCAACACGAGGATCAACGCTTTGTGAAGACCCAGATTTAAATAAATCTTTAGCTACTTTAAAGGTTTTACCACCAGCAGTAACAATCAAGTTACCCCCAACATCCCATAATGCGTTTTCTGCAATATTTCTAACTAACTGGCTACCAAACTGAGAGGGTGTTGCTTCCCCTCCTAACGCCTCAATTGCCGTTCCAGCTACTGTTCCTACTGTGGAGCCAAACAATGAAGGGACAAATGGCCTTACAGCAGCAGGTAATGGCGCAGCTACTCGTTCTGCCGCTGCAATTGGCCTAAATGCTGGATAAATACCGCCAAGAATAGATAAAGTCGATGTAATGCCACCAGGACCACGAATATCTGGTACTGGAGAAAGTGCTAATCCAATGTCTGCCGCTGTTCTTTTTTCTTGTTGCCTAACTGCAGCAGTGCCAGGACCAGGGCCTATTGTTTGACCACCAGCCGCTTCTAAATTTTTAAGATACTGTTCAAGATCAACAGCCATGTCTATAGCCCCAGTTCTTTTTGAATTTCAATACCTTCTCTTGCCTCAGTTGCAGTTGCTGTGCCAGAAGCAGCTTTACGTTGAATTTCACGATAACGAGCAAGTTTACTACCAATCTGTCCTTGAATAATATTTTTATTAGTTTTATAACGTGTTTCTTTTGGTAGCGCATCAAGTTTTTCGTAAGTAATTTTTTGTTCAATTAACTCATCACGAATATCCCCAAGCAACCTCATAATTGTAGGAGCCTCTTGTGCAATGTTTGGCTTACTCTTAACCAATTGATCCAGTTCTTTTACAGCCAAAGATCCAGGGAAGGCCTTGGCAATTTGTTGGACTAACTTAGAAGAAATTGCACTGATATATTCTGTATCAGACGCCTTATCGCTAATTGGTATTCCAATAGCGCCTAATGCCTTAGAAAGCCCAAGCTTACCTTCTGCAAACTTACCAGTAAACGCATTAGGCACAATTCTTTCAACTGTATCAATCTGACGCAACAACGGTAATGATGACCTGTATGCATCACCAGCCTGTGCCCATGCCGCAGCAGCTTCTTTTCCTTCTGTTGCAGCAAAGGCTTTATCAAAAGCAGATCCAATGTCTATATTTGTACCTTTTGGACTCTTGATAGTCATTATTTCTCTTAATGAATCAAGTTCTGCTTGCTCTTCTTTAGAAAGTGTTCTAAGTCTTTTCTGAGTTGATAGATCAACAAAACGAGCATTCTGACGTTCTGTCAGTCTTCCTTGTTCCGCCTGACCAGCCTTAGCAATATTTTCTGTTATTTGAGATCCTTTTAAAGCCATCTCCATACTAAATTTAGATTTTTCTTGAGCAAGTTTGTTTGCCTCCTGACGAATAGCAACAGCCATGCCAGAAAACTCAGGATTTGTATTTAAGGCGTTAGCTAGTTCAATAAGGCCGTCAGGCGTAGACATATCAACACCACTAGACTGCACTTGCTGAATTATTTGTTGAAGCTGGCCTGCTTTTTGTACTTGCGGGGCATTTTGAGTAAACAATGGATTAGTGCCAACACGACCAGCAGCACGAAGCCCATAAAACTCAGAAGCAGCAACAGGACCACGAGATAACTTCGCCAACTCCATAGCTTGTTGATCTCCAGCAGAAATCATCTGCTGTTGAACATTCTGAGGAGTAAAACCAAATAAGGTTTGTACTATGTTTTGATCTGCCATGTCAATTCCTTATGATCTAAAAATGCCTTCTTGCTGCATTAACATATTTGTTTGCTGACTTCCAGGTATAGTATTATACTGAGTAGAAAAAATACTTGGAATAGCAGATGTAAATATATTACTTAACATTCCTTGTGCTGCTTGTCCAACATTAGCAGTCTGACCAGATCTAATATTAGCGGCACTTGTCAGTAGTGGTGTTGAATACTGTAAACCACTTAGGGTTGATAGGCGCTGTGCCTCTGCATTACGGAGAGCAAGATTGATCTGATCTTGCGATAGGCCTTGAGCACGCAACAACTGATTAAGTTGCTGAACATCAACATTCTGTGCTTGTGTCTGTAGACCAGCACCAAGTTGTTGCATCCGCATTGCTTCCTGAGTACCAAACTGTTGCGACTGTAGTGCCTGCTGTGCTCTGGCAGTCTCTTGTGCAGACAAGAGCGACTCAAACAGCGGATTGACAGTCCTAACCTGACCACCAACGGTAGGTAGGTTCTGACCAAAGCCAGTTAAACCACGAGCCTGTAGGCCTTGCAACAGCGTTTCTTGCTCACGAACACGGCCAGGAGCGGCCAATGCCTCAATCTGACCATACAAGGTCTGAGCAGCCTGTGCAGGATTGATTGCCCCTGTAGCCGCCTGTGCCTGCTGTAGAGCCAGTTGCTGAAGTTGTTGATAGGCTGGAGTAGCCGTCATTGTTGCCCCCGTAGGAGTCAACGTAGAGGTTCCCATACCTGTTGTAACGGTATAAGGTGTAAATGGAACCTGTGCTGCCTGACCAG